CTTAAAATAAATTTCAAAATTATTTAAAATATAAAGGTTTATAAAACACAGCTAAATAATTGATATTGATCGATGTTATGTCGCATTTGATAATATCAAAAAAGAATGAAGTGCATCTTCAGATTGAGTCTGATATGCACGTTTATTATGAGTTAGCGGACTATTTCACCTTTGAAGTACCAGGTGCAAAGTTTATGCCAACTTATAAAAATAAGTATTGGGACGGAAAGATAAGGTTATTTAATATTCAAAACAATCAAATATATGTTGGACTCTTAGATAAAATTGTACAGTTTTGCAAAGACCACGAATATACCTATGAATTTGTAGAGAGTAAGTTTTATGGTTTACCATTTGAAGTGAATGATGGTATTTCGGAAGAGGGTGTGAAAGATTATATGAACGCTGTAAGTAAATATAAACCTAGAGATTATCAGATACAGGGAGTACACGACGCTTTAAAATACAATCGTAGGTTATTGATATCTCCAACTGCTTCAGGAAAGTCGTTGATGATATATGGGATTGTGAGATATTACGTTGAAAGAAAACTAAGTATTCTGATAGTAGTTCCGACGACATCTTTAGTAGAACAGATGTATAAAGATTTCGAGGATTATGGTTGGGATGTTGGTTCATTCTGCCACAAGATTTATGCAGGTAAAGAAAGAGAAACAGATTCTCAGGTAATTATTACAACTTGGCAATCAATCTATAAACTTCCTCGTAAATACTTCAATCGTTTTGGATGTGTGATTGGAGATGAGGCACATCAATTTAAATCAAAGTCCTTAATATCTATAATGTCAAAACTTGATAATGCCAAATATCGTTTTGGTTTTACAGGAACTCTTGATGGAACACAGACACATAAGTGGGTATTAGAAGGACTATTCGGACCATCATATAAAATTATTAAGACTGACGAGTTGATGAAGAAGGGTCATGTTGCTACATTAGATATCAATGTGCTACTATTGAAACACTCACCGAATAAATTTGAAACTTTTGAAGATGAGATTCAGTATATTATTACTCATCAAAAGAGAAATAACTTTATTAAAAATCTTGCTCTTGATCTCAAAGGTAATACATTAATTTTGTTTGCAAGGGTTGAAGGACACGGTGAACCCCTATATAATTTGATACAGGAGAATAATGCACTTGAACAACGACAAGTCTTCTTCGTACACGGAGGAGTTGCAACAGAAGATCGAGAAGAGGTTCGCTCAATTACAGAAATGGAGAGTAACGCAATCATTATTGCCTCATATGGAACCTTCTCAACAGGAATCAACATTAAGAACCTTCATAATGTCATCTTTGCTTCCCCATCTAAATCTCGAATACGAAACCTTCAATCAATCGGAAGAGTCCTAAGAAAGGGAAACAATAAAACGAAGGCAACTCTATATGATATTGCCGATGATATTAGTTACAAATCAAGAAGAAACTATACACTGAATCATCTTATTGAAAGAATAAAGGTGTATAATGAAGAGAACTTTAACTATGATATAGTTAAAATACCATTGAAAAATTAATGTTTACATACGGACAAGTTACAGTTATTGATGATTTTATAGATAAGGATTATCAAGAAAAAATTAAAATAGAATTACTTGGTGGATTTGATAGAAAGAAAAAACATCATGATAGTGATTTTCCTTGGTTCTATATTGAAGATGTTACAGCAGCAGGTGATGATGATAGTCAACATAGACCTGGTTTAGGTCATGTATATGTTGAATTTGATGATGAATCACCAGGTTATGTAGTAAGTGATTATCATGAATTATTCATACCTTTATTGAAAAAAGTTGGTCTTAAGTGTGGAGTACGTGATGTAAAAGTTTTACAGGGACGTTCTTTTTTACAATTTCCTATACAAAGGGAAAGAGGAGAACCAGATTTACCGCATATTGATATTAATAATAAAATTCATATAGTTGGACTTTATTATGTTGTTGATAGTGATGGAGATACTGTTATATACAACGAGAGGGAAGAATCTAAAACATATACTGTTAAAAAGAGAGTCACTCCAAAACAAGGAAGAATTGTTATATTTGATGGTGGATTGTATCATACAGCGGAACAACCCCTAAATAATACCAGATGCATTGTAAATTATAACATAGAATAATGGGAGACGAATTTCACGCTGTTCTAAAATTAATTACGGGAGAGGAAATCTTCTCACTTGTTTCTGTCGATGAAAATGATGGAGACTCAATCATTATGCTTTCTAATCCAGTAATTATGAAAATGCTTCACGGACCTGTGGGAAATTATGTAAAAGTTAAACCTTGGTTAGAGTTACCAGATCAAGATTTATTTTTAATTAAGTATGATAAAATTATTACAATGTCTGAAGTAACAGATGAACAAATGATTAAATTTTACAATCGATATTTAAATGAAGATGATATTGATATTGAAATAGACGGTAAAGTTTCTTTAAACGATAAAATGGGATTATTAACAACAGTTGATGATGCTCGCCAGAGCCTTGAGAATATATTTAAGAATAATATAGATAAGCCTAACAACCCTTGAACCTCTACAAAGGTTATTGTACATGAAATAATGGAACTTGTCAAGTGAGTGAGAAAAAGCAGATAAACATCGACCAAATAGTACAGCAGTATACACATTTGTACGATGAAGGTTATTTAAATAGCGATAAACTTGCGAAGTTAGCCAACTTATATAATAAGTCAAATCTTCTTCCTACATCAATGACTACCAATTTATTTGGTAAAGATAGAAGTAATCATATTAAAGATTTAATAATTGATTATGAGAAAAAAAATCCAGTTGGAATGAAGTCAAATGTAAAAGCTTGGTCTAGTGTATACGAAACACATTTACTGACTGATGTATTTTCAAATTATTTAAACTTAATATTACAGTACTCTCAAAATTTATATAATAACTTATTTTCTACAAAAGATATTTTAGAGGTGGGAGAGTTTTGGGTCGCTCACTATCGAAAAGGTGACTACACAGTAAAACACGATCATGGAAATTTGTTAAATGAATTTCTTATATCGGGATGTTATTACGCATACATCGAAGATAATGCATCACCTATAATATTTGATGGACAAAAACCAGTTTATCCAAAGAATGACTCATTAATTTTATTTTCATCACAAACAGAACATGAAGTTCCACCTACAGATGGTGAAAGAATTATAATGTCTTTTAATATACGTAAGACAACGAAAACTCAGTTAACTACCAATGAATACAATGATGTAGCAAATTTTATCTTGAATCAGTAGTAACTTGTCAAGTCTTATAAAATATGTTATACTATCAATATATTAAGTCAGGTATATGGCAAAGAAAAAATCAGAGCATTATGTAAATAATCGTGAATTATTAGAAGCACTAATCGTATATCGTGCAGAGGTAAAAGAAGCACAAGAAAATGATTTACCGAAACCACGTATCACAAATTACTTAGGTTCTTGTTTTTTAAAGATCGCTACACACTTGTCATATAAACCAAACTTTGTTAACTATATGTTTCGTGATGATATGATATCAGATGGTATTGAGAATTGTGTTCAGTATATTCATAATTTTGATCCAGAGAAGTCAAGAAATCCATTTGCCTACTTTACTCAGATTATTCACTATGCTTTTTTGAGAAGAATACAGAAAGAAAAGAAACAGTTAGAAATTAAAACAAAGATAATTGAAAAGACAGGATTTGAAGAAGTGATGACTGTAGATGATAGTGCAATGGCAGGTAGTAGTTCTGATTATAATACAATTAAAGACAATATTCAGTATAAGTCAAGTAACAGATGATTTTACCAGGTTCTACAGTTAAGGTGATAGATGAAAATTCAATCTACCGAGGATATGTTGGATGTGTTCAGAGAATACAGGGTAAAAAGGCTGCTGTATTGATGGATCAAGATGGCACACCTTGGGATAAGATGATAACATTTAAAATATCTGATTTGCGTGAGCAAACCGAAGGTTTCCAATATTATCCACAAAAACCACAGAAAAAGAAAAAATGAAGTTAGCAATTATTACAGATCAGCACTTCGGTGCAAGAAAAGGTGCTGATTACATACACAAATATTTCAAAAAGTTTTACGATAATATCTTTTTTCCATACTTAGAGAAAAATAAGATTGATACTATTGTAGATATGGGCGATACATTTGATAATCGTCGTAATATTGACTTAGCAACTCTAGAATGGTCAAAGAAAAATTATTATGACCGATTACGTTCGATGGGTATTAAAGTTCATACAATTGTAGGTAATCACACTGCATATTACAAAGATACAAATGAAATTAATACAGTAGAATTATTATTAAAAGAATATGATAATGTAGAAGTTTATGCAGAACCAACTACTATAAATCTTGGTGGATTAGATATTTTGATGCTTCCTTGGATAAATGAGGAGAATAAATTACATACTCTTGAGATGATGGATACTACAAAAGCAGATGTTATTATGGGTCATCTTGAATTAAATGGTTTTGTAGCAACTCGTGGTCATACAATGGAACATGGGATGGATACAAAGATATTTGATAAGTTCTATCGTGTATACTCAGGTCACTATCATACTCGTTCTGATAACGGAAAGATATACTACCTTGGAAACCCTTATGAGATGTACTGGAACGATGTTTTAGATACTAGAGGATTTCACATCTTTGATACTAAAACTATTGAACACAAACCCGTAAACAATCCTTACAGATTATTTTATAATATCTATTACGAAGATACCAAT